CTCATGGTCGGCTCCTTTCTCGGTCTGAAACCGAATCACTTCCCGGAACAGCAGCTCATTGTTGTGCTCCGATTCAGTCATAAAGTTGATGTACTCCCGGAACAGCTGGCGGTCATGCTGCTGTCTGCCAGTTTCGCCCAGCAGGGCACCGATAGCCACACCCACGGCCAGCAGGGCAATGTCGATGAAAATCTGGTCAGGCATTATCATCACCTAGCACTTTCTCGATGAGGTCAAAGACCATTTCCCGGTCTTCGGTGGTCAGGAAGTCAGCCGCCATGATTTCAAACTTGAGGCGGTCAGCGTATTCTTTCAAATCGCCCATGGTTTACTCCTCTCCCAGCTGGGCAAGGATCTCGTTGCCCTTGTCCATCAGTTCATCCCGCCGTTTTTTCTGCTCAGCCTCCAGCTTTTTCATTTCCGCCTGATACTTTTTCAGAGTTCCCGGCCGGAAATGCTTGCTCTGCCCCATACGGATTTTTGCGGCAATTTTCTTGTGCTGCTGAACGGTCTGGCGCAGTTCAGTGTCCGTGGTCAGAATCTGATAGCGATGGTGACAGCCGGGGCAGGTGAAATACTGCACAATGTAATCGCCGCTCCATGTACTGCGGATGCCGGCTGTCTGGATGCTGAACGGTGTGCCGCAGCGGTCACACTTTACAAGGTCGGTCATTCGCCATACTCCTTTCTGCACAGCTGGAACGCATTGCAGTGGTCGTCGCAAGTTTTGCAGCACTTGTCGCATTCAGGGTGAGCAGCTTTGCACTTATCACAGGGGGTGTCCGCTTTGCTGCCGGATCCATACACCGCAAAAAGCTGGTGGGTGCCGTCCTGCAAGGCCTTTTCGTCATCGGCCATTTCATAGCCGAGGGCGGTCAGCAGTTCATAGGTGCTGTCGAGGTCGTCATTTTTGCGGTGAACGAACTTGCTTGCACCTGTCGGTCCATTCCATTCCGTGCTCCAATAGCCCTCACGACTACCGTCCGTCGCATCGAAGGCAACCGCCAAGAGAATCTTCTCCGGCTCGGTATCGTAAGCGTTGAACATTTTCAGGGCATCTTCTAATTCCGTGTCTTCCCGAATCTGCTCATCCAGACCGATGCCGAGCAGCCGCAACACGTTTTCGTCATCCTCCATGTGCCGATATTCGGTCAGAATCGGGGTGGAATAAGCCAAGATTTCCGGCAGGTGCTTTTTGCACTCCGCGGGAGTCAAGTCCTTCACGAAGTCCCATCGCAGCTCGTACATGAGCTTCGTAACAGCGGCAAACTGTTCTCTCGCAAGCTGCTCGGTGGCTCTTGCGGCCTCCCTCGCCGAGTTGCTGGCATCCTCGGCTTCCGTATCGCGAGGTTTGTACAGGTCAATCTGATTTTCACTGACCTTATAGACATAAGCGATCTTGTCGGCATCTTCCGGCATGACGACTTCCTTTTTTGTGCCCCACTTTCCGTACGCATTTACATGCTCATGCGTCTGGTAGGAGGCCTGCGAATCTTCCGTAGCGAATTTTTTCAGCTGCTCAACCCATTCGGCCTTTTGGTGCTGCCATTTTTGCTGCTCCAGCGCATCCTGCATGGCCCGGTTGAAGTTCTGCGTACCGAGGGTTTCCAATACCCGGTTTCGGGCTTCCAAGTCCTCGATTTTGTCCAGCTGGGCGAAATCGGACAGGGTGGCACCGCGCTTTTCGGCTTTCTTGAAGCTGTCGCGGTTCAGTTCCAGCAGCTTGATGCGCCGCCGGATAGTGGACTGGGAGAACCCCGACTTGTCGGAGATCTGCTCCACTGTCTGCCCGAAGTCCATCATCATCTGGAAGCCCTGCGCCTGTTCGTAGACGGTGAGGTCTGACCGCTGCATATTCTCAATCATCATGGTCTGCATCTGCTCCCGCTCGTCCATCTCCACGATGGCGCAGGGCAGTTCGTACAGTCCTGCCTGCTGCGCTGCTGCTGCCCGGCGGTGGCCGATGATGATGGTGTAGTCCTCACTGGACCACGCAGCCTTGGGTGTCCATGCTGCCGCTGCTGCGGCTGCATCCCCACCCTCGTCAACGCACTTTGCGATGTACTCCCGGCTGTTGAGGTAGTGGCCGGGAATGACGGTCAGGTTCTGGTATACGCCGTTTTCCTTGATGCTGGCGGCAAGCTCGGACAGGTCGCCCAGTTCCTTGCGGGGGTTATCGGGGTGAGGGTACAGCTGCCGGATAGGGATATAAGTAATGTCTGCCATAGGGATACTCCTTTCTTATTTCGGGTTAGAAAAACGTGAGCTGCCCGGTTTTGGTTTCGTTAAGAGGCTCGTTTTCCGGGGCTTTAGGCTCATTTTTGATAGATTTTTGCAAATTTGCGGGTTTAATATCGGTTTTTTCGATTTTTGCAGGTTCGCCTTTCGGTTCAAACAGCAGGTTCATCTGCGCTATCTGGCGGCGCATATACCACACATCGGTTGAGAAGAACGGCATATACCAGATGCGATTCTGTGGTCCAGCCGGGAGAAGTCCTCGGTCATCGTAAGCGGTTGCCGGGTCGGCGATAGTGTCACCGATGACTACATATCCAGCGCAGCCCATGAAGCTGCACTGGATGTAGCACATCAGGCCCACAATAAAGTCAATGTCTTGGGCAACGACAAGGACTTTGTTGTGGTAGCAAATATTTCTGCTCTTGCAGATATTCAAAAAGGCCAGCAGTGTTGCGCCCGCTCCGCAAGCCGGGTCAGACACGGAGATGAAACCCTCCATGTCGGGCACGATCTTGGCATCGAATGTAATCTCTGCCATGCAGCGGCATACATCGTATGGAGTGAAGAACTGGCCGGCATGGTCATTTCCCAACTCACACATCATGTACAGCGACCCCAGAAAATCCTGATCCGGATTTTGCTCCATGCCCATGACCACCTCGGCAAGCATTTCAGCCATGCCGTTCCGCTCTGCTGCGGAATATTTGGAAATGATGGTCTGATAGTCCTTGGTGCGCTCCGGGGCGTTCAGCCTATCCGTTGAGTTTGAGATCTCGATAGCCGTCAGGTGGATGAAATCCCTCCAAATCTCCCAGCGGTTATGCTTTCCCGTCAGCCCTTCAAAGATTTTGAGGAAGTTTTTCTGATGGTCATCACGGATGCTGCGTGTCACTG